GTAGACTTCGGTGTAGTCTATGGTATGCGTACCGTAGAAGAACAAGAAAAGCTTGTTGCTGCAGGAAAGTCTCAAACAATGAAATCAAAACACCTAGAAGGTCGTGCAGTAGATCTTATGGCGTATGTAGATGGTAAAGGATGTTGGGAACTCAACGTCTATGATGACCTCTGTGACGCTATGAAGGCAGCTGCAAGAGAGCTAGGCGTGGCAATTAAGTGGGGTGCCGCTTGGTCAGAAGGTGATATTCGAGACTATCCAGGATCCTCTGAGGATGCCATGATGGCCTATATCGACTTAAGACGTTCACAAAAACGTAGACCATTTATAGACGGGCCTCACTTTGAACTTATTTAAGGTGAGCAAAATGGCGCATACTGTAATTGATGACTGGAAGATTATCCCTAGATTAATGATGTTAGCAGTAACAGTTTTAACATATCAGGCAGTACATTGGTTTATGTCTTTACCTGACCCTAGCGTATCTCAAAGTGGGCTTGTCAGCGTCTGTATGGGCGCTCTTACAGGTTGCTTTGGTATTTGGATGGGTAAAGAGTCTAAGACCAGTGTAACTAATACAGGTTCAACGTCTAAAGTAGAGTATGAGGTAAGCCGATGATACAAGCGTTAATTGGTCCAATTGCCGAATTAGCTGGTGGTTGGCTTAAAGGTAAAGCAAGCGCACAGGCTGCGTCTGCTAATCTAAAATTAGTCGAAGCCGAAGCCAAAGCTACTATAATGAAGTCTGCCGCTACCTCTGAAGCCGAATGGGAAAGAGTTATGGCAGAAGGCTCAAGAGACAGCTGGAAAGACGAGTGGTTAACTTTGCTTTTCTCTGTTCCTTTGATTTTAGCTTTCTTTGGTGATTGGGGTAGAGTTATTGTGGAGCAAGGCTTTTTAGCCCTTGAAGTAATGCCAACTTGGTATCAATACACCCTTGGTGTGATTGTAAGTGCCAGCTTTGGTGTTCGATCTGCTTCGAAGTTTTTTGGTAAGAAATAATAATTTAATCTAGCATACTTGCGGATGAAAGGAAAATAAATGTTTGTAGCAATCTTATTAGTCTGCAATATGGAAACAAACTCATGTGAGGTTAGTAGCCATAGGCATCCTCTAAAAACTGAGGAAGCCTGTTACTATCAGCTTGGAATTGGCATGAATTATTTTGAAGATAAGGGTTATGAAGTCCCTGTATATAGGTGCTTCCAGCTAATCGAAGATTATGAAAAGACATAAGTGGTGTATAAAAATAAATACGGACCCCTTATGATATAGAATCGGGACAGACTCTCAAGTCTGACAGTCCCTTAAGGTGGGGTGGGTCATAGAACTCACCCTGCTGCTTAATTTTATATTAATTAAAATAGGGTCCCCTTATGACCCCGGGGGCCTTCCCTGTGTATCTATAAATATATTTAAGGATAGTATTATTGGATATCTTTTAATATATTAATACTACAACAACAACATAAAGGGCTTATAGCCTATTAACCAAATTAATGAGGTAATAATATGGCTCTAGTTAAAACAGCAGCTAATACTTTTAAGCGAGGAGTAGAAACTCCAAGTGCTTCTTATATGTCTATGAAGCCTCTTTGGAAGAAGGCTCGTGCTGTACTACAAGGTGAAGCTCATTCTAAAGCTCATGATGAATATGTTGAAAGAGATTATTCTAATCTTTTACTACCTTTCTCCCCTAGTATGACACAACAACAATATGACTTTTATAAGTCTGAGGCAGAATTACCCGGGCTTACTACTCAATATGCTCGTGTTCTAATTTCCGCCCTCTTACGTAAACAATCACAGTTAACACTCCCAGAAGAACTTGGTGAAGGTGCTTATAACTGGATTACAAAAGATATGACTCTTGATGGCGCATCTTTATTTAACTTTTTAGACTCAGCTATTTGGGAAGAGTTACAAACCTCTCGTGCTTGGGTTTACATTGACAGACCTACAGTGTCAGATAACGAATTAGAGATGATGACGCCTGAAGAGCGTATGACCATTTCCCCGTATCCTGTTTTGATTAAAGCTGAAAATGTTATCAACGTACAAGTTAAGACTCATCCTGTAACTCGAATTAAAACCCTTACTCGTTGGGTAACTCGCTACATTACTGAAGAGTATGATAACGATAATCCTTGGCACCCTAACTATATTGATACTGTTTGTGATCACTATTTGGATCAAGAGGGCATGTTAGTATTAGATTACTACCGTAAAGAGTCTGGTTCTCATCAAGTAAGCGCTATTAATGGTGTCATTGAACAAGAGTATGAGGACTCTGCGGACGGAGGTTTTGCACTGTACGACACGGTCTATCCTATGAAGTTTGGTCAGCGCCTAACTCGTATTCCCGCCTTTCCTCTCAACGGTCAAATAGAACCTATTGAGCCGGTGCTTATGCCTCTTATTGACAGAGAAGTCTCACTATACAACAAAGTATCTCGCCGTAACCACCTACTATACGGGGCAGCAACTTATACACCAGTTGTACAGTCTGATATGACTGATGAGGAATTCGAAGAATTGGTTGGAGCTGGTCTCGGAACATGGTTACGTGTTCGTAAAGACGAGTCCATTACAGTCTTAGAAACCCCCACGGGTGCTCTGGCTGACATGGATCGTGCTATCGATGCAACTGTTGCTGAAATGGCGAAGATGGGTATTCGCATGTTATCTCCTGAACAAGCAGCTTCAGGCGTAGCCCTAGAAATACGTAACGCTTCACAAACAGCCCAGCTGGGTACTATGAACGCTAAGATCTCCGGCAGTATGCAAGAGATACTAGCCTTTATGATTAACTGGAAGTATGACACCGACTACACTGGTAACGATATACAATTCCAGCTTTCGTCTGACTTTGCTGCCACTGTTGGCGGAGAAGGTGCGATGCGCCTTGTTTCAGAATGGTACCAAAGTGGTATTATTTCTCGTGAAACTTGGGTTAACATTGCGAAATACAATGACTTCCTCCCTGCGGACTATAACGATGAAGAAGCAATAGAGGCTATTCAGACTGATCCGCTAGTCAATCAAACTCCTGATGAGCAGATTGAATTAGAAGAAGAATAACTACTAAGGTCTCCCCTTCGGGGGAGGCCCTTCACTATCCACGAATTATAGTAATGGAGAGACTGATGTCTATTAACGAAAAAATTTTTGATAGGGTTGTTGACCATGCTGGTGACGTCCGACTATACGAGAATGGGGTGCAAAAGGGAAACCGAACTATTCTCAAAAAACATAGAAATAACTTAAGAAGCCTTCTAAAAGGGGATATTAGAGCTGATGTAAAACCTGAAGTAACACGCTTTACAAAAGAACTCCAGTCTCATAATAGTAAGAGTCTGTCTGAGTTCTCCAACTCACAGAAGGTCTTTCATAGAAATAATCTTGATGCCGAGATTAGGAAATTTTACAGAACACAGAAAACTACAACTACTGCCCTATTGTCTGAGATTACTGGACCACAAATCAAGGGCATAAGCACACTAACTGGCAATATGAAAAATATTGGCTCTGGTGAGCTAGTGCGAATACAGTCTAAAGTCAAGGCGGGTCTTGCCAAAGGGCTTACTCCAGATGTAATTATCCAAGATGTTATGAAAACAACTAAGATAACAGAGCATCAAGCAAGAACACTGACAAGAACCTCTATAACAAGCACTCAAACTAATGCTATAAACCAAGTAATGAAGGCCAATGAGGAAGTCCTTGAGGGATACATGTTTACCGCTATTCTTGATGGTCGGACAAGTCCTATCTGCGCACACCATAATGGTCAAGTCTATAAGGTCGATGACAAGAGATTTCAACCTCCGCTACATTGGAACTGCCGCTCTACTATGGTGCCAGTAGTAAAGTCTAAGGATGACTTAAGGCAAATAAAGTCTAAAAATATTAAGAGCCGTAATCTCGACAAGATGCAAAGCGCAGACTTGACAGGTACGCCCTCTAAGGTTAAAACCTATAGTGACTGGCTTCGTAGACAGCACACCGACACCCAAGCTAAAATGCTTGGTGGTGAAAGACAGGCCTCCTTGTTCCAGCGTGGACTACTTAAGGCTAATGAGTTTATTTCTCCAGAAGGTAAAGCCCTAAGTATCCGGGGGCTAATGCGCCGTGCTAATACAACAGTTAGACGCCCTACAGCCACCAACGTTTCTAACACTACACTTAGGTTTAATACACCAGATCAGCTAATGTCTTCTAAGACAAATACAGCCGCTCTTAGAGATTTCTTTAAGGGGGACGCTGCAGAGAATGCCCAATCCTTGTCCTTAGTAGACTACAAGGGTAACTCACTAGCTCAAAAACAAGGCTCTAGACGCTATTTTAAGACAGACCGCAATGGTTCTGCCTTTAGTTCTGATGGTACTGATTACAACTCTGGTCCCTACAAGCATCTACAAGCGCCAGATCCAGATTTTCTACAAGAGAGATTAGCTATGCTATCTTATGAAAGGTATGGCCTTTCCTCTGCTCAACAATCGTATATTACTCGTTTTGTAAACGATCTAGATAGAGACCTTTCCGTAAATCAACGGGCAGCAGTGACCGATGTTATGCGTCAGACTTTTTCCCGTGCTAATAAGACAGGGGAAGAATGGGGCCAACCTGTCTCAGTGTTTCGTAAGTTTATGTTAAATGCTGTACAGGACAACGGTACATCTTTATTTAATCGTTCTGTTGAACGTGCTAGAATGTTTGGCCCAGTTGGAGCTAGACTCAAGAATGACCCTGAAGTATTCATTATGAATAAAAAGTTTTCAATCTCTGAAATAGTTGATAGCCAAATTGCGGATAATCGCTATATCGAGACCTTTCGGGGTAAAGCTGGGGCTAAACTCGCCAGACGAGCTTTCTATAATAGAACAGCACCAATCTCTGCGTATACTCAACCTATTATTCGGAGATATCCATCACTTAAGAAGGCTAAACAAGCGCTTCTAGATAAGATTCCAGGTTATAAGCAGTGGAAAGCAATCAATAAGTTTTTAGACCGTGGACCTAGTGACTCTTGGATTACTCGCCAAATAGCGAAATATCGAGGAACTGCTCGTGAAATACTTGATGGTGAGTTTCTATTTGCTAGAGATCGTAAGAAGGCCATAGCTACTCTAAACGACAGAACAACTAAGGCTCTCTCTAAATCTTTCGAGGCAATTGCTGCAGCTGACGGAGCAGATTATGATCAGCTAGCAATTAAGATTGGTCAGCTATTCGATGATGAGCTGGGTAATTTAAATCCATTTCGCTCTAAAACTCTTAAGGAGTTTCACAAAGATGGTTCTCGTATTTTAGAAAGCTTAGAAAAGCAAAAGATTATACGAACAGATGTCTTTAGAGACTCTGGTACTTCTGCCCCTATTGACTTAATTACAGGGCGACCCGCTGCTGACAAAAGTCTTCGTGGAACCTCTGTGTTTAAACAGATTCAAATTATTGATGGTGACTTAAGACAACTTCAACTGGCTAATGCTAAGTCTCGAACTGCTAGACGATTTGGTGTCTACAAAGATCGAGACAAGGTATATGCTCGGGCCGGAGAAAAAGAGTACTATGATGCAAGGGGCCGCAAAACTCAAATGCCTGTTGTATCTGAAAAGGTATACCCTGACTACGATCCAAAACAAATAGATCGTGACATGGCTCGTATGTTAAATCACGCCAACTCTGTTAAGTATCAAGTTGATAATGACTTCTTTGACTTTGCTGAGGAAGTTATCTACTTTAAGGCTAAACGCACTGGTGATGCTAAATTACTTGAGCAAAATGAATGGAAGAAGTTATTTATAGATGCTAGAGGTAATGATGGTCGTGGGGTACTTGCTACTGCCAAATTCCATAGACAAAGAAATCAAGGTTTCTCAGTTGACGCTTCAATCGATTTCCGTGGGCGTGTTTATCACCGTGGGCTATTAACCCCTACTAAAGGTGAAACAGTACGTCCATTCCTAAACACTGCCAAGGGTGTATCTGTTACACCAGATGCCATAGAAGAGCTTATGACACAAATCGGCGCTGCTACAGGTAAGGCTACTGAGGTACTTACTGTACAGGGGCGGTTAAGAGCTTTTAAAGATATTGAACAAGATCTTCTAGAACTTGGAAGCTATATGCTAGACAAGAAGTCACAACGTGCTGGTCAGGTAAGAAAGTTTATTGCTAAGACTCACCAAATGGGGCTTGATGATGAGCACATTGGCAAAGTATCTAGGCTTGCCCTAGAATACACTCGTATATACCGCCATATGGATGGTAAAATGTTCACGAACAAGTCTAACTGGAGTCCTGCTGATATCAAAAAGCTATCACAGTACAAAACCAAAATGATGATTGAGAACGATGCGAGTTCGTCCGGCGCTCAGATTATTGCTCTGTCTACTCGGGACAAGGCGGCTGCTAACTTATCTAATGTCGTTCAGACTAAAGAGAAGCAAAGACTCTACGATGAGATTGCTAAGTTAACCGTTAACGATCCTGAATTTCTTGCTATACCTGAACTACAAGACTTAGACCTAGACTGGTCTGACTTGATGAAGGCGGCTAAGAATCAGAATATGGTTACTTTTTATGGTGCGGGTGACGCTACCAAGTCTGCTAATGTTGCCAATGCGTTTGCCAAAGTTCTTGCTAAAAAGGGTAAGGTAACTATTGACTCTAAAGAAGTAGATAAGTTTAAAAAGGCCATAGATGCTAAGATTAGCTTCGAAATGGATAGAAAGAATTGGACACGCATAGACGAACTGCGTGATATCAAAAGAGATGTGGTTTTGGCCTCTAAACAAGGCAAACCTATTACCGAATCCCTACATGACATTGCTAAGGCAGAGTTTAGGGATGGTATAAAGAGTTCAGAAGACATGCACACATTTTTATATAAACTTCGAGATGAGACAGGAGACCTTGTAGGTACTCGTGTTTTTGAGAAGATATCTAAGATTATGTCAGGTCATCTAGAAAAAGAAGTTCCTGTAACGGGTAAGTTCATCAAGTTCTGGAAAGATGTTGCGAAAGATTATGTTCGTGAATCTGAGTCAGTTGACATCCCTTGGGTGACATTTGACGGTAAGAAGATGATGCAACGCTACCGCGTTAAAGAACAAGTAAGAATAGACTTTACAGATCCGATAACTGGGCAGAAAGTTTATAACATATACGAAGCACCCTCCCGGGACGGGAGGCTAATGTCAGAACAGTCTATACAAGATTCTGCAATTGGTTTGGGTGTTAACGGCAATCATAGTAATGATGCTGTACTTGTAAGAAGATTCCACCTTTGGGGCAGAGAGAATAAAGTAGACACTGGAACTATCCACGATGCTTTCTTTACAAACTTGGGTGACGCAGTTCCTGCGAAGAGTGCCTTACGTCAGTTGTATGCAGATGCACTGAAACAAGGTACTATTGATAAGACTCTCAAAGCGATGAGACAGTCTGGTATGTCGAGAGAGACATATCGCAAATACCTACAACGAGCTAAAGACGATGGACTTCTGCAGTCTGGACCTGATGCTCTATCATACGATGATATTCTAGCTCCTATTGAGGACGGGAATGATTGGTATGGTATTGGCCCATAATATTTGTAATAGCTATGGCCTAACGAATAAACCGTGTCTGTGACACAAAATTAAATATATAACCCTAGCTGTGCTAGAGAGGATAAATCATGAGTGAAGAAAATAACGTAGAAAACGAAGAAGTAGTAGAAGCTCCCGTAGAGGAAACTGCTGCTGAAAAGGTAGAAACCCCTGAACCTCAAAAGAATGACATCGAGGCTATTGTTGAAGAACGTCTAGCCAAAATGAAATCTAATATGGACCGGATGGCCTCAGAGCGAGATGAAGCTCTCAAACTAAAGGCTGATCTAGAGGCAAAAGCAAAAGAAGACACCATCTCCCGTATGAAGGAAGAAGGTAAACTTCAAGAAGCCCTAGAGATGGAACTCGCAGACGCTCGTGCTAAGTTAGCATCGTTTGAAGAGCAGAATACAAAACTGTCTCGTGATAACGTGTTAAATCAAGTATTGGCAGGTATGGAATTCCGCAATGAAAAATCCCGTGACATGGCTCGCCGAGAAATTGTTGAGCAGTTGGTCCAAAATGAAGAAGGGGCGTGGGTACACTCTACAGGTTCAGATATTCGTGACTATGTTGAAGCTTATGCTAAGTCCGAAGATAACTCATTCCTGTTCCGTGTTAAATCTAACTCGGGCGCAGGTACAGGCAATCCGGCAGGAGCGCCTTCAACAGATGTAGCAAAGTCCATCGGACAAATGACTACTCAAGAAATTCTAGCTCTTGCCGCAAAAGGTAAACTAGGTAACTTTAACCTATAAATTAATTACTATACTATTATAGCATTTTAAAGGAATAACTACAATGGCTATTACAAATACAGACTTCCAGAATATCGCTCTGGCAATCTCCGCCTACTCAGATGAGGCATACACAACTGCCAAGAAGTTGAACGGCACAGGCATCGTTGCTGCTGACCAGCGTATCGACCTTTCTGGTGAATCTTTCATTGGTCAATTCCGTTGGTACAAGCCGCTTTCAGCAACAGTAAACGTTGCTTCCTTGTCTTCTGCTACAGACGGTACATACACAGGTATGTCTACAGACGTTGCTGATTTTGTTAAGACTGTTCGTACCTTTGGTGCAGAACAAGTTAACATGCAAGAAGTAGTTTCTAAAGCTGATGGTCTTGCTAAGATTGCTCGCGACTTCGCTGAAGTACGTGCGCAAGACGAACATGATGCTCTTTTGAGCGTTCTCAAAGGTGTTGCTGCTCACGAAGTTAGCCTCGGCACAACCTCCGGTATTGTAGACTTTGACACAGACGCTGACGCCTCCGGTGTTGGTTCTTTTGTTGACGTAAACGCAGCTGGTCTTCACGGTGCCGCTGCAACTGGTGCAGGTGACGCACGTAAACTCTTTGACTCCACTGCAATGGGTGCTGCCCGTGGTGAGCGTTTGTTCCGTTCTATCGGTGCTGCATTTAAAGACTACGAACCAGATTTCATGTACATGGTTACTTCCCCCGAAGTTATGGCTGAAATGCGTGCTGCTAACTTGGTTGACGAAACAACTGTTACTGAAGGTAACATTGAGTTCACAACAATCTTCGGCGGTAAATTCCGCTTGATCATGACTCGTGCAAACCAAGGTAACTTGGGCGCTGAAGCTGAAGTAAATGCTGTCTCCACAAAGACAACCTTTATCATCAAGCCGGGTTCTGTAGCTTCTGCTGCTATGCCAATCCCAACACCTGTTGAAGTTGACCGCGCAGCGGCTTCTTACATGGGCGGCGGCTCTACCAATGTATGGTATCGCTGGGGCTACGCAATGCACCCAATGGGTTATGACTGGGCTGGCGCAACTACTGCCTTCTCAACTAACACAACCATGGGCGCTGCAGCTTCGTACGCACGTAAAATGGACGCACTAAACCTGGGCATCTTGCCTATCTTCCACGCTTAATTTAAAAGGAGGAACTAATGGCTCTGGTTCTTAATACAAACAGTTACGTAGGAACAGCAGATGCTGACAGCTACTTTGAAACTCGTATTGACAGTGCTGAATGGACTGAAGCTACTGACGAAATCAAGGAACAGGCACTGGTCACAGCTACTAAGCTGATTGATGACCATGCTTGGATTGGTTCTGCTGTTAGTTCCTCCCAGGCTTTGGCTTGGCCTCGTAAGAACGCTATATATAATGATGACCGCCTTGGTCTTCAGATTACCGTAGCAGAAAACGAGATACCAAGTCGTGTTAAAACAGCAGTATATGAACAGGCATTACACCTATTAAACAATGAAGACCTTTTGGCAGGTACTACTCAAACCCTTGAGAGTATTAGCGTTGGTTCAATCAGTTTATCAGATAGTAATAGTGATGTTACTCGTACTTCTATCAAACCCTCAGTAGTTATGAAACCAATCAGACCCTTAATTAGACGCGGAAGCGCATCTTCAGGGGCTGGCTGGTGGAGGGCTAACTAATGTCCTTATCGGCTAAACTAAATGCGGCAGTAAATAAAGCTTTTACTGCTGTTGGTGATTTGGCTGTCACGGCAACATTATCTTCTCGCAGCGTATCTTCTTATGACTTTGCATCAAGAGGTGTAGTTTCTACATCCTCAACTTCTACCGTTAAGGTAATAATTCAATCTATACAAAAACCTTCTGGAGATGGATTTAGTGTTACTGCACTAATGAAATCTGGTCCTGACCTTTCTGGTTACGACACCCTTACTGTTGGCACCGATATTTACAGTATCACAGATTATTCTGATGATAATTTTGTAATAACCGCTATCCTCATTAGGGAGAAGGCATAATGTATGATGATTTATTAGCTGACATTGAAGGAGTTTTTGCTAATGCTGTTTGGACCTCTAACACTATTCCTACCTTCCCGGATAACTATCAGGGTACTATCGGTAGTAATATTTCAGAATATGTCCGACTTAATGTTATGCCAAGCAATAGTGACGCCTTTAACTACGAGAGAGAAAGTAAAGTTAGCGGTTTAATCGCCGTTAAGATATTTGTGGCGGCAGGTGAGGGGCAGGGTAGAACTTTGTCAATCGCTGATCTGTTAGATATTTCTTTACAAAATAAAACACTGCCTAATGGCACAAGCCTTGGAACATCTTACTTAAACGTGGAGGGGCTAGACCCTTCAAATAAGTCACTTTATAGTGCATCTTATATAATTCCATTTACCAAATACGGAGAATAACAAATGGCACACATTTCATCATTAGGTGCTGGTATTTTCACATACCTCGACATCTTTACGGGATCTATTCCTGCTGGTACAGATACGGCTGCTGAATACGCAGCAATCTTTGCTAGCGGCACAGCTGGGACAGACGTAAAACGCATGCCTTCTGTGCGGGAATTCCCATCTATCGGTACACCTGCAAACATCGTAAACGTTCCTGTTTACGGTCAAAAGACATCTTCACAGGTGCAAGGTCAGGCTGATGCGCCTAGCCTTGAAATCACAGTAAACTACGTTGCGGAAGACATGACAGCCTTCCACGCTCTAATTGACGGGGATCCAAAAGTATTCCGCTTCATGATGTGCGCAACACCAGTGACTGAAGCCGAGGCTACAGGTCAAGCAACCCTTGCAATTGACAACACTGAGTTTTACTTCACAGGTAAGGTAGAAGCTATCTTGGTTAACCCTGCGTTGACCGATGCTACTACTGCAACCATTACTTTGTCAGCTCAAACTGACTTTGTTGGCCCAGCAACTCTTGCTGCAGCTTAAACTAAATAAGGGGGGTTCCTTCGGGAACCTCCTGACCTTAAGGAAACATTACAATGGATAAACCCTTTAGTAAGTCATTCGTAATGCGTACTACCTTTCGCCATATGCGGCGTAGTGTTGATATTAGTATTAGAAAAAGTTTTGAACGGTTCCAAGACTTTGACCAAAATTCAAAAGTTGGTCAAGAGATCATGGAAACTCTATCTATATTGCACACAGTACGTAAAATGCTTGACGACTTTCAAGCCGAAAATTCAGAAATATTTACAGATAAAGATAAGCTAGGATAAAATCAATGAAACATCTTGTTGGGAAATTATTAACAGAAAAAGTAACTTTTATGGGTGACGAAGTAGAAGTTAAAAAGTTGACTGTTGGTCAAGTTATGAACTTGCAAAAAGTTATTGACAAAGCCGCAAACTCTAAAGACGATCAGGCACAACTTAAACTCCTTTGTGATATCATTAAAATTGCCGTTGTCGGGGCAGAAGAACTTACCGATGAAGATTTTAATACCTTTCCTGTTAAAGAACTTACAGGACTCTCAGAAAATATTATGCGGCTATCAGGCCTTGGTAGCACTGAGGGAAACTAACACAGTCCGAAGAGAATCTATATGAAATTGCTTTCATGCTCGGCATGCCTGTGTATCAAATAATGGCAGAAATGCCTCAATCTGAATTAATGGGTTGGGGAAATTACTTTAGACGTAGACCTTATGGTTGGCGAGAAGACCAACGTACTGCTGTGTTATTACAGGCACATGGGTACAAAGGGAAACCAGAAGATGTATTTTCAAGTCTTAAACAACTTAAAGAAGGTATCCCTGCTGAGATTAAGGCCCTACCTAAAGGTAAATTTCTAGAAATGATGCTGGAAGCCAAAGGGGGCGATGACTCTAATTGGAAACCCCCGTGGATGAGCAAATGACACAAATCTCTTTGGAAATTAGAAACTTTGAGCAAGAAATGAAAAGAATAGAAGATGAACTTCTTGCTCTTGGTAATATCGAAATCACCGCACTAATTAAGTACGGCACAGAACAACTAAAAGTGGTTACTCCTGTTGACACGGGTACAGCCCGTAAGGGTTGGCAATCAAAGATTGATTTAACTCGAAGAGGAAAGTTTCTTAGTGGTACTATATTCAATCAAGTAGAATATATTGATATATTGAATAGGGGACACTCACAACAAGCGCCTAGTTATTTTATTGAACAGACGCTATCAAGAATAGGTTTAATAACCCCTGTATAATATATGCCCCTGATGGTAGCTCGATATACGAGTCTTACTGTTAGGGGCATTTTTTTACAAGAAGGAGTACCACATGAGTGGTGTAGAGATTCGGGTACGTGCCAATGCAGCGCAAGCTCAACGAGAAATTAGAAAAACAGGAAATACTCTTAGGGGTCTAGAAACTCAAGCAGCTGAAATTACTAAGACATTTCGGCGTATGGCCATTGGTTTAACCGCTGTATTTGCTGGCGGGGGTATTACTAGAGGTATCAATAACGCCGCTGATGCTATGATTGGCCTTAATAACCGGGTCAAACTGGTTACTAAAGATGCCATAACAACACAAAAGACAGTTAAAGACCTTTTTGATATTGCTGCCCGTTCAGGGGGTAGTATTGATGCTGCTGCAGAAACTTTTAACCGCTTTGGCCTAGCTCTAAGGGGTTCTGGTAAGTCGGTTGATCAGCTACTCGTAGTAACAGAGGCCGTACAAAAGGCGGCTATTATCTCTGGTTCCGGGGCTGAGTCCGCCAAGGCTGCTATCATTCAGTTAGGCCAAGGCCTTGCCTCTGGTCAACTTCGTGGACAAGAACTTAACTCTGTACTTGAGCAAATGCCTCGACTAGCTGAGGCCATTGCCGAAGGTATGGATATACCCTTTGGTAAGCTAAGAGAAAACGCTGCCGAAGGTAAGATTACAGCGGAAGCAGTCTTTCAGGCGCTTATCGATGGTGCTATTAAGATTGACGAAGAGTTTGCGACACTACAGTTTACTACCGCTGATCTCGCAACAGTTATGAAGAATGAACTCACTAGGGCTATTTCCGAATTTGATAAGGTTACAGGCTTTAGCGAAGACTTTAAATCAGGTATACTACTACTCACCGGAGTGTTTAAGTTCCTAGGGGAAAACATTGAAAGATGGTCTCTACTAACTCAGCTTTCATTTCTAATTGTTGAGTCACAAGCCAAAGACTTTTTTCAAGGCTTGCTCGATTTATTTAGAGGCGATTTTGATGCGGAAGGGTTAGGTAGGAGGCTTGGAGAAAGTATTCGTACAGCTCTCTCAAATGCTAAAAACTTTGGTGTTCAGAAGGTAGAGTTGGCTCTTGACTTTTCTGTTAAGAAATATAATTTAATTAAGAGTATGTTTCCAGATGGCACTGCAGGAATTTATGGTACATTACTAGCTTTTAAAGATAATGTTGTCAAAATATTTAGAACTATGTGGAAGGCCATTGTCGGTGATTCTTGGTGGACGGGTATATTCGACCCTTCCCACGAAGAGGCTGGCAAGGCCTCTATTGGTAATGTTGCATCTTGGGGTAAACATTTAGATACAGCAAGAAACTATATTGCAGGTTGGGCCTTAGGCCTTACACAAGTATTCTCAGACTTAAGTTTTGAAGTGGCCGACAGCTGGCAGCTTCTAGTTAATGATATTGAGACAAAGGGGTTTTCTACTGTCGCCTCAGAAAGAATAGTAGCACCTCTTAAAGATGCTTTTGATAACGCTATTTACGAAATGTCTACTGCATACAATGTCTTTGCATTGTCACCTGCAGGGATGAAATTGAGTCTTCCTACTACAGCTGATTTAGAGGCGTCTTGGAATGACACCTTAGCTCGAATGACTACTTCATTTGATGCTATTATTGAAACTTTTAAAAACACTCCCATTGCAATCGGTGCAACAGTTGCCTTTGAAAGCATTACGGACAATTTGTCTGAAATTACTGCGGGAATTGAGGACTTCTTTTCTGAGAATAGTGCAGAACTTACTACTGCTATTTCTGTTGGAATGGCGGGTGCGCTTAACAAAGGTTTAAGAACTTCTTTAGTCCGTGCGGCAATTCCAGCGGGGATTTTAGCCGCCATTGGCGGTCTAGGTCAGAATCAAGACTTCCTTAATGCCGTAGGAAAAACAGCTAAGGCTTGGGGGGAAACCTTTAAAAATCTTAT